CGGGCTTACGTAGTGTCTTAACCTCTGATTGATTTGTATCAAAGCCTAAGATAGTGTTACCCTTAACTGTAAAACTCTTACTGTACTCGTCAGCAATATAATGATGCAGTTTACGCTTTGCAGTGTCATAGACCCATGCCTCGCTAGAACCATGCAACTTAGTTGGATGTATACTAATCAAGTCAAGTTTATTGACTGGATCCTTAAACTCTTTCAAGTACTTAAGTTTAGCAACAATTTTCTCAACAGGTACCGCTTTGCGTTTGCGAGGTGCTTTACTCGCTTTCTTAATTGAAATGTAACTATTCAAGTCGCCTAGAACTTGTTCAATGAATTTTAGTGTATTACGTAGTTTAACCTTACCCATGTAATCATAGGCTTCGTTCAGTTGCTCATCTTCACCTTCACTAACCTCACTAAACTCATCATGTTTACGTTTCCAAATCTCAACAATGAGTGGAATATGCTGTGGCATGACATTGAACTTACTTACAAGGTCAACTGTCTTTTGTGTTACTTTACCCTCAGCAATGAATTCATCAAAGATTGCCTCTAATTCACCTGCGGCATCACGTGCTTTATCACGCATGATCTCCTGCACATTGGGACGATTATTAGGCTTTTCTTCCTCAACTTTTTCAATCACTTCTGGCTTATTAACAAGTTTAGCCAATCGTGAGATTTCATTCTCAAGAACCGAGGTCTCATGTTCGTTCAGTTCCAATCCACGCAAACTCATACGTGACAACCAACACAATGTCATAATATATTCGGATTCATGTACTTTGCGTAACTGTTTAGCTTCCTGTACACGATTATGATGATCCAAATATTGACACAATAGTTCTTTAGCATCCTTTTTGCCATAGAAACGATTGTACCAAGTAAAACCATGGGTAAGTGCAAGTTTACGACCATCACTGTCAGGTTGCAATGGGAAATAAGGCTCCTCGCCCATATACTTTGTATCTGCATCCCTAGGATTCAGTGCTTTGATAAAGTGATCGGACGTTTGTTTGGGCTTGCGTGTTGCCATAGTTACTCCTGTTACGATAGATATATTATATATGATATTCCATTATTTGTCAACTACAAAATGGTAATACTTTACGATAAATACTGATAATATGCCAAAACTATCTCTTTACCGCAGCCAAAAATCCAAAGATTATCGCTTTTTTGATAAAGTTTCATCCGAAATGTATGATGTTGGTGGCACCGACATGTACATTCACAAGTATTTAGGGGTGATGGATTCTGGCCCTAGTGTTGACAAATCTCAACCTCAATACGACAAACTCGATCCTACAAACATACAAGACTTGTTGTTTTTAGAGAACCGTGACCGTAAGTATGATAACAACATTTATAGATTACGCGGTCATTACAACGTACAAAATCTTGACTTTGATTTAAGTCAGTTTGGATTGTTTCTTAACAATGATGTTATTTTTGTGACTGTACACTACAACATAATGATAGAACTAGTTGGTAGAAAATTAATGGTAGGAGATGTATTTGAGTTACCGCACTTAACAGACTATCATCCACTTAATGACGCTATACCTACAAGTTTACGTAGATATTATCAAATCACTGATGCAAACTTTGCAAGCGAAGGATTCAGTTCAACATGGTATCCCCATCTATGGCGTGTTAAATGTGAGCCATTAGTTGACAGTCAAGAATTCAGTAACATACTTAAAGCACCAACCAACACTGATATGTATTTAGGTGATTGGGATAAGACAATGACTTATCCACCTGGTTACGTAGTAAGTTTTGGTAATAAGAATTATATTGCTAAAACTAATGTACCAGTTGGTACACCTTGCACGGATACAACTTATTGGGAACTAGATACTGCTGATAACTTAAAAGATATATTAGGTCGTTACAATCAGAATCTTGCTGTCAACACTAAGATGGTTGAAGAAGCTAAACGTATATTGCCTACTTCAGGATACAATCGTAAACAGCTTTATGTTGCACCAACTGACGAAAATAACAAACCAGCGGCACCTAAGAATCTTTCAATGCCAAAGACGGCACCAAGACCCGGTATTGTTACATTAGATCAATATGGTCAAACACCTGTTATTAGAATTAAAATTGAAGCATTGAAAAATATCAATGATATGGCTGTTACATCAAATATGCTTAAAGCATTTGTTAAACTTAGTTTAGAATTAGCTAAAATTGAGCCAGAGAAAACAGCAATGGGTAGTGGTAGCATGGAACCCACTATTGTATTAACTGCAAAAGCATTAGGTGATATTACTGCACCATATGGTACATCAGATAATACATATTCAACTGCTGACCAAGACCCAACATTAAGTAGCTTTACTGGAACTATTGTTGACAGTAACATCATGGACTTCAGAGCAGATGCAGATCCAAGATTTACTTTTGTGCCTCAAGTTACACCAAGAGGATTAGGATATACAGCAGGTTATATGGTAGGAGACGGCACAGCACCAAACGGTGTACCGTTTGGATCAGGTATTACATTCCCAAGTAATCCCACAGTCGGTGATTATTTCTTACGTTTAGATTATGCACCGCAAAGATTATTCCGTTGGGACGGTAGTTTATGGATTGCTATCTCTGATAATGTACAAACAGATACTGGATTTGGTGGTACAGATAATCAAAGCCTATTGAATAGCTTCATAAATAACAACAATCAAACAACATTGGTTGATGGCACAACTACATCAGAACTACAAGGTCTATCAACTATACTAACTATCACGCCTGATTAAGGACATTAATGGCAAATTATTTCTATGACAATCAAATACGCAGATTTTTAATACAATTTGCGAGAATTTTCAGTGACTGGAATGTTACGAAGGGTAAAGATCCAGCTGGCAATAATATTATTGTTCGTGTACCTATACAATATGGTGACAGTAGCCGCCAAGTTTCTACGATACAGGCAAACAATAGTCCTAGCAGTCTACCTAGTGCTCCATTGATTACTTACTATGTAACTGGATTAGAATACGACCAAAAACGAACACAGGATCCTACATTCGTAGATAAGATGACTGTACGCCGTAGAGCATTCAACCAAGATACACAGAGTTTTGAAAATGTACAAGGTGATGCATTTACAGTTGAACGATTAATGCCTGTACCCTATACATTGCGTGTTAATGTTGACTTTTGGACAACAAACTATCAACAGAAACTTGAACTAATTGAACAATTAGGTGTGTTGTTTAATCCAAGTATGGAAATACAAAGTACAGATAACTTTATTGACTGGACAAGTCTTAGTGTTGTATATCAAGATGGGTTAACATTTAGTAGCAGACAAATTCCACAAGGATCAGGTAATCCAATTGATATTATGAGTTGGAAATTCTATATGCCTATATGGATTAGTACTAGTGCTAAAGCCAAGAAAATGGGTGTTATTCATAAAGTTATTGCTAGTATCTTTAAAGGTAATGCACTAACAGATATGAAGGACGATCATTTATTATTAGGCACCAGACAAAAAGTCACTCCCTATGGATACAAATTATTCTTAATCAATAACACATTACAAATATTACCAGAGAATGAACCTTTTACTCCACCTAACAGTGATATTAACTTCCCCGAACAAAACCCAGTAACAGATGTTAAATGGAGTGCCTTCTTAAATGTATATGGTAAAGTACAGTCTGGCATCAGTCAAATATGGTTACAAAATCCATACATGGAAACAGATATCGTAGGTACTATTACATTGAATCCTATTGATGATAGACTATTAACATATAATATTGACGTTGATACATTGCCACAAAATACACTAGGCGCTGTTAATAGCATTATCAATCCACAACATAAAGGCCCTGAAGCTGGTTTACCTGTTGCAAGTATAGGACAAAGATACTTAATCATAGATAACATAGGTGCGTTGAATTCAGAATTTAGCCTTGCTTGGGGTGAGTTAATTGCAAATCCAAACGATATCATTGAATATGACGGTACAAAATGGAATGTTAGTTTTGATAGTCAAAACACAAATACTGTTCAATACGTTACTAATTTAACAACAAATGTTCAATATAGATATACTGACGGTGTATGGGTTAAATCATACGAAGGCTGGTATGAAGCTGGCGATTTCTCAATAGTAATTTAACCATCATGCTTATGCATGATAAATCTATGTATGAGCAAAAAAGAAAAAACATCGGCAGGCGTATTCTTCTACGCAAATAATACCAATAGATTTTTGTTCCTACTTCGTAATGAAGAAAGGGGAACTAATATATGGGGTATTCCTGGTGGTAAACTTGAAGATGATGAAACACTTTTTCAAGGCTTAGAACGTGAATGTATTGAAGAAATAAACTATTTTCCAAAAGATGCTAAACTCATACCTATTCAAAAGTTTGTAAACAATGTATTTGTATATCATACATTCTTTTGTAAAGTTGAAGAAGAATTTATCCCAGTATTAAATGAAGAACATGTGGGATATTGTTGGGTCGATGTGCAATACTATCCAAAGCCATTACATAGTGGATTATTTAATACTGTAAACTTTGATGTAGTAAAAGATAAGTTAGAACATCTCATAAAAAAAGCCGCATAATGCGGCTTTTTTGTTGAATCAATTAAGATTAAGCATCGCTAATTTTAACCGTTGTATTCAATGTTGCTGAGTCAAATGTCCATGGAACACTTGTATCTGTAGCGAATTGTGTACCGCCACCAACACTCTTAACTACAACTGTACAACGACGGTTATTAAGTTTTTTAACCCAATATTGACCACCAGCACTGTCAGTAGCAGTTAAATCCATTTCACCAACTGCACTTGCAGCTCCGCTTGTTTTAAGTAAGCAAACCGCAACGTTTGTACCGTCTGTTACTTTATAACGGCGTGCACCTTTTTGTCCAATGATATCAACAATCTTACGTGAACCACCGATATATGCATAAGGAACTAATGCATTTTCTTGGTTACCTACTGTGCTGATATTACCGCTGTCTGTTG